CTTCCCGGACTGGCGGGTCGGTGCGGCCAGCTATTCGGACGAACTGGCCGGGGCCATGGCCCAAGACGTGCGGCGCAACCTGGCGTCGGACGAACATAAACGCCTCTTCCCTGTGGCCGCCGAACGGCGCCGCTATGACGTCAACCGCACCGGGGAATTTACGGCGCCCGGCGGCGCTGGCGGATACCTGGGCGTCGGCGTTGGTGCTGGACTCACGGGGCGCCCGGTTGATATCGGCATCATTGACGACCCGGTAAAGAACGAAAAAGAAGCCTTGAGCTCCACCACGAAGGAAGGGCATTGGAACTGGTATCAAACCGTTTTCACGACCCGGCTTTCGGAGAACTCCGGGCAAATCGTCATGGCGACAAGCTGGGCGGAGGACGATTTGCCCGCCCGCATTTGCAACCACTTCAAAGGCGACCCGCGGCTTGCCGTGTTGCGCTTCCCGGCAATCAACTTGCCCGGAGAGGTCGGATATAACCCCAACTTACCGCCCGGCCCCCTGGTCCCCGAACTCAAGAGCCTGGCCTTTCTGCATGAGGTCAAGGGGCTATTTTCGGAATACTGGTGGGCGGCCATGTACCAACAATGCCCGCGGCCGCTGGGTGGCAACGTCTTTAAAGAATCGGGCTTGCGCTACTACTTGCCCAAGGACTTGCCGGCCAAATTCGACAAGGTGCTGGCCTCTTGGGATTGCACATTCAAGGACACGGACGGCACCGACTTTGTCGTGGGCCAAGTATGGGGCAAGGCTGGCGCCAATGCCTATTTGCTGGCGCAAGTCCGCGCCCGTATGTCATTCACCAAGACCGTGAAGGAAGTCGTCGCCTTGCGTGCCGCCTGGCCGCGCACCAAAGAAGTTTTGATTGAAGACAAGGCGAACGGCCCGGCGGTTATCGACACCCTGAAAGCCAGCGTGCCGGGTATCATTCCGATTGAACCGGACGGCTCCAAGCTGGCGCGGGCGCACGCCGTTACCAGTTATTGGGAAGCTGGGAACGTGTGGCTTCCACACCCGGACACGGCGCCATGGGTCAAGGATTTGGTCGGGGAGTTGACCGGCTTCCCGGCGGCGGCCAATGATGACCAAGTGGACGCCCTTACCCAAGCATTGCGCCGCTTGTATCCGCTGTTTAACAAGCTCAAGATTACGCAAGAAGCGATAAGCAAGGCCATGGGGCGGTGAGCCCCTGGGCTATTCGACTTGCCCCGTGTAGCCTTTAATGGTCATCATGCGGCCGACAATCATGAGGGCTTTTTCGCGGGTGCTTGCAAAAACGCGGGGCGTGTTGATTGAGCCATTGGAATAAACCACTTTCAGAATAAAAGGCGTCAGGCCGCGGGTGTTAACGCGATTCACATAGCCAAGGCCTTTGCAATCAAAACATGTTCCACGATCAAATCGACCAGTGGCGTCGCAGCGGGAACATTGGCAGGTGAATTTTGTTGCGGTCATGGTCTTGGCTACGTTGCGTTGTTGATGGCTTAATTATAGATAAATAATTTACCTAATGCAATAAATTTCAAAAATAATTTTTAATTTATGCCAAAATTACGAACATGAACCCAATCAAACGCCCCGTGGGTCGGCCTCGTAAGACCCCGCCTGCCGCCACTATCGCCACGCCAGCCCCCAAGGGCACCGGCCTACGTCGGGCGGCAATCAAAGCCAAAGGTATTGCGGCCGACGGCACCCTCAAGCCCTACGCCTACCCAATCAGGCCCCCCACCCTGGCGCCCGGCGTTGTCCCGGCCGGAGTGGTGGCGCCGGTCATGGCAACGGACGCGAACCCCTACAGTTTCGCGCAAGACGTGTACCCCGGCGGCGGCTTCCCTGGCTTTTCGTACCTTTCGCAGCTTGCGACCCGTGCGGAATATCGGGCGTTCGCTTCCACCATGTCGACCGAACTTACCCGCGAATGGCTGGAATTCACCAGCAAGCAAGACGACGACAGCGATACCGCGGACAAAATTAAAGCGATTGAAGACGAATTCAAGCGCCTGAATGTGCGCGGGGTGCTACAGCGTGCGGCGGAAAATGATTGCTACTTTGGCCGGGCTCAAATCTTCATTGAGATTGACGGCGCCGACCGCGGCACCCCGCTAATTTTGGATCCCCGCACGGTCAAGCAAGGGAGCCTAACGCGAGTCGTTCCTGTGGAGGCCATTTGGACCACGCCGTCGGGTTATAACGCCTTGGACCCAGCGGCCCCGGATTTTTACAAGCCGTCCAAGTGGTACATGCTGGGCCAAGAGGTCCATGCTTCGCGCCTGATGACGGTCGTAACCCGGCCGCTCCCGGACATTCTCAAGCCCGCCTTTAACTTCGCGGGCATGTCCCTTTCCCAGCTTGCGGAACCCTACGTCGACAACTGGCTCCGCACCCGCCAAAGCGTTGCGGACCTTATCAACAATTTCAGCATTACGGTACTTGCCACGGCAATGGAGCAAGTGCTGCAGGGTGACGACGATGGTACGGACCTTTTCGCACGGGCTGACCTATTCACGGCCACGCGAAGCAATCGCGGCGTGATGCTGCTAGACAAAGAGCGGGAAGAGTTGGTGCAGGTCAACACCCCATTGTCGGGGCTTCATGAGTTGCAGGCGCAAAGCCAAGAGCACATGTGCAGCGTGTCGCGCATGCCCGCCATTGTCTTGACGGGCATCAGCCCCAGCGGCCTGAATGCTTCCAGCGAAGGGGAGATTCGGATTTTTTACGATTGGGTCGCGGCGCAACAGGAGGCCTTTTGGCGCGAACCGCTGGAAGTAATTTTGAAGGTCGTGCAGCTTTCGCTATTCGGAGAAATCGACCCGGATATTGGCTTTACTTTCGTGCCCCTGTACCAAATGACGCCCAAGGAAGAAAGCGAAATCAGGGCGGCCGATGGCGTCACAGATTGCGCCTATGTGGCCGCCGGCATCATTGACCCCAGCGAAGTGCGGGACCGCCTGGCGAAAGACCCGAACAGCGGTTATCAGGGATTGGACACCGCCGCCGTTATCGTGCCCCCAATGATCGAAACGGACCCGGCGGCGGCTGGCGACAAGAGCGTAAGCGAAGCGCAACATAAAGCCATGGAAGCCGCGGCGCACGGCAAGTCGACCTTGGGTATCCCTAAGAAGGTGGGTGAAGAATATGTCGCCAAAGACGCCTAAAACATTGCGGGCAATCCACGCGAACCGCGGGGTCGAAGCGAAATACCGCAAGGCCCTGCAGCGCATGATTGCCGAAATGCACGGGTCGGTCGAATACTGGCTTACGGCCGCCTATCGCAAAGACCCGCCGCGCATGCTGGCGCTGGTCGAACAAGCGCAGGACGCGGCACCCAGCGCCAAAATGAAAAAGGTGTTGGACGAACTGGCCCGGCGCTGGATTGCCCGCTTTGACGAATGGGCGCCCAAAATTGCCGACGCCTATTTGCAAGGCATGTTCAAGACCACCGACAGCGCAATGCGCCAGGCGCTCAAGGAAGCCGGGTGGACGGTTGAATTCAAAATGACGCCCGCCGTGCGCGACGCCTTCAATGCGTCACTTGAGGAAAACGTCGGCCTTATCCGGTCCATTCCTGAAAAATATTTGCAACAGGTAGAGGGCGCCGTTATGCGCTCCTACAGCGCCGGGCGCGACCTTGAAACGATGGTGAAGGAATTAAAACAACTTTACCCCGCGGCCAGTCACCGGGCGGAACTGATAGCGCGGGACCAATCGAACAAGGCGAACGCCGTCGTCAACCGGGCCAGGCAAATGGAACTTGGGATTACGGAAGCCATTTGGATGCACAGCCACGCGGGGAAGAATCCGCGCCCTGACCATGTGACGGCAAATGGAAAAAGGTATGACATCGCGCAAGGGTGTAAAATTTCAGGTGAATTTGTCCAGCCGGGCGAAGAAATCAATTGTCGCTGCACAAGTCGTGCGGTATTGCCAATTTAAGGGGCTCAAATGGGAACTCAAGTATTGCTAAACGGCGGCACTGTCGCCCAAGGTGTTGTGGTCCTCACCAACGATTCGACCAACGCTTTCGCTAACGGCCAGAGTGGCGGTGGGGGTGGCGGTGGGGGTGACGTGCAGACTTTGGCCACGCAACTTTTGTCGACGAACAATGCGCAGACGGTTGCGTCAGTGTTGCATGGCAAAACCACCGCAGGCGGCGGCGCTTATGTCGACGTAAAGGTCACTCCATCAGGGGCGCTTGTTGCGGATACTACGTCAGATCAGTTGCCAGAAGCTCTCGGGCAAGCTCTGTCCGTGAAATCGTTGCCAGTCGTTATTGCTAGTGACCAAAGCAACATTAAGGTTGATGTGCAGTCAATGCCTATTGTTGCAGGACAAGCAACAAGCTCTTTACAGGTAACTGGTAATAATTCATTAGCTTCAATGGATACTAAAACGCCAGCGCTATCGGGTGGAAAAGTACCAGTTACAGACCCAACAGCTTTA